TCCGCGTAAGCTCCAACGTACATAGCTGGTAGCTTATACATCTCTGCTTTAGCATCTACACCCCAAGACTTTGCAGCTTCGTATAGTTGTGTTTCATCTTTACCTTTACCAAGATAATCTCTACCACAACCATTCAAATCATATCTAAATCTATTCTCATCTATCAACGATGCAGCTATCATTGTATCTACAATCGTTCCATTTATTTTTAAACCCAACGCTCTTAACCAACACACATCATACATTGCATTGTGAAATATTTTTGTAGCTGGTGTATTAAGCTGGTCCTGCAACCATTTTAAAACCATCTTACGATCCATGTTACCACCACCTTCGTGTGCAATGGGATAGTATGCACACCAATCGTGTGTTGCTAATGATATACCCACAACATCACCTTCACCTACAACAGAACCAGATCCCATTCTTTTATTTAAGTTTGGATCTTTTGTTTCTAAGTCGATAGCAATCTCATCATACTTACCTAAATCAGGAAAGTCTGTTGGTGGTATCCACTCTGTTTGTGGTTTAAAGATTGGTATCTGCATTTTGTTTCTTCCATTTTTTATGACCCTCTGCCCAAGACTCTTCATTTTCATGTTTGCATTCTCCGGCTATTGCCATGTATGCAGCAGCATCAACGTAAGTGTCCTCTGTTGGTTGACCAAACTTAGTTCTAGCAACCTTTAACAAAGCCATCATTACAGCAGCGTCGTGTGCTGTTATTTCTTTATCTAAGTATGCTGTCCATAACTTTGCTATGTTTGCATGGTTTACTATTTTATCACCGTAAGTTTTTGCTCTAGGTCCAGCAATTAATTCTTTTGCTAGTTGTAACGCTTGTTCTGTTTTCATATTTTGTATCCTTTATAATTATCTTTTGGTCTGATGATATGTAAATGAATTTTAGTTCTAGTTGCACCAACATAGAA